GGATGCTGCCCACCCTCCATCACAACCCACAACCTAAGAAATAAAGGACACTAACAGTCCCTCTCGCACATGTCAACGAGCAACGGGTCAGTAAAATTAATACCAACCGTGAAATCAAACATGATGTGATCACAAACGCGTTTAACGTCAGACCCACAAAATCCATAATGATGGCTATAGTAGTCTAAGACGTTTTCCTCAGATACAAAATCAGTGTGATCAACGAATTTTTCGTACTCGTTGCGGAACTCGAGTGCATGGCCATCGCCACAGCATCTGCCTAATGCACGGCCCAAAGTCCGTAAAACGGGGTCATAATTCCCAAAGTTAAGACACGTGTTTGATATGCCTCGCAGCCAAGGAGCCCAATCACGATTTGGTCTATTAACCATATCATGACCGAGTTTGGCAACTAACTTACCAGGTTTGGGCATAAACACGTATCCCTTCCTACTGGGGAAGAAACGCCCACTACAAAACTCTACATCCAGAGGGTGTCTTCGTAGGAGCATCTCGACTTCCATGCCAAGGTCCTCATATTTTTGTTTGAGGGCCTCTAAACCACCGCTAATTTTGATCTCACGATCAGTCGTAATGGTTACACTATCATCACCATTAATAATAGAAATCCACTTACGGCCCAATCCATGGGCATTGAATTTCAATATTGTATTTACGGATGTAGTGCCAGCGCTGGTATCAGGCATGCCGGATTGCATTGTATAAGGGACGGTGTACTTAGTTCCGAGACATGTTTTGCCCTTGGACTTCTCACATCTACGCAGCAAGCGTGATATGTGCCTAGGCAAAGCAGAGTCATAAAGTTTGTGTAAGTACTCAAAAGGTCCCTGCACGATGTGTTGGTCAAAACGTGACTCATCGTCCTCAACAAAAACCACTGTTTCATCAGAGTGGCACATACTAGTTATACAACGTATGGCACTAGCAAAGGCATGTCCTATGGCTTCACCTGAGAGGCCACATACGTACACAATTTGCTTACCCTTTCTTACTCCAGCAGGCGTGAAATCAGGCATCATA